TCATATTCCTATCGCCATGCCGTGGGGCATGGATGGGGCAAAGTCCGATAATTTCTGGTTCAACATAGCAATCTGATCGCTGCTGCTGTCGGCCATCCAGGCGCCGTAAACATTGAAAACCATCTGGGCGCTGGAGTGTCCCATCTGGCTGGCAATGAAACTCGGATTGGCCCCGGCAGACAGCGACCAGCAGGCGTAAGTGTGTCTCGACTGATACGCCTTGCGGTGCCTTAAACCTGACCGTTTAAGCGCCGCATCCCATGAGTCACCAACTGAATCGGCTTTGTACAGGTAACCCACGCTGCCACTTTTTTTAACCAACTGAGGATTGAACACAAATGTACAGTCGTGAATAACAGTTCGGCCATACTCCCGCAATGCCACCTCAATCTGATACTGCCTTCCCAGCCTGGTCATTTCAGCCTGGTTCCTCAAAGCGTCAATGGCTGGCTTGATCAGGTGAACGACCCTGTCGGTACCGGCTTCGGTTTTTGGTAGAGTGAAATCACCGAGTTTCGTATAATTCCGGCGTATGGTCATCGTTCCAGTTTTCAGATCTATGTCTTCCCATGCGAGGGATACCAGCTCACCGTGACGTAATCCTGTGTATACCGCAATTGACCACAGGTTTTTCGTTTGCTGATGCTTGCAGGCATCTATGAAGCGAACGAATTCATCACGTGTGAGCGGATCTGGTTCTATCCTGGCCCTCTTTAGCGGCTTGATGCCGTTAAACGGGTTTTCACTCATATAGCCATTATCAACAGCGAACTGAAACATGCCCGCGATCGTGGTCATGTAGTAGTTTACCGTCACTACACTCAAACCTTTATCCCCCGCCAGCATATCCTTCCTGATATAGAGCAGTTCTTCCCTTGTCACAGACGAAACCAGCTTTTTCTCGCCAATCCTCGGCAGCATACTTCTCACTACCGATTCATATCTGTTTATGGCATTAGCGCAGATCTCCATCCGTTTAAGTTCAAGCCATTTTTCAGACAGATCTTTCACGGTGATATCTTTCTTTCCGATGCCGAAAGTTTTCAGATTTGGCGAGTTGGGGAATTGCGCCGCATAGTCAAAGGTCCCCATGCGGATAGCGAAACAAACTGACGTTCTCAAATCCCCGGCCACCTTCCTGTTTTTAGCGGTGTCAGGGACACCGAGATTTTCCCTGACACGCTTACCTTTAAAAATGAACCATATGCGGAGTGATTTTCCGTGGTTCTCAACGCCCGTTGGGTATGATTCTTTACTCATTTATCCCTCCCGACGTCCAGGAGCGTTGTAAGCTTACCTGTTTCATACCGCCCGATCACCCAATGGTTGCTTTTGCGCCTGAATCCATGCGTCTACCGCTTTGCGGTTGTACATGCATTCGCTGGTTGGCTTTGGCTCACCTTCAGGGGAAACGTGCTTATACTCCCTCCCAAGCAGCCATGAGGCTTTTCGAGCGCGGGTAATAGTTCCCCGCTTCAACCCTGTGACCGCCATCAGCAAGTCCTCTGAAACCCATTCGTTTGGCTCAATCTGGATAATTGTTTGCATGCATCACCTCTGGTGCTTACCACGTTCTTCAAACTCTTCCTGACAGTCAGCGCAGCGCTGACAGCCCGCAACCAGCTCCCGGCGCTGCGCGGGTATCTCGTCACCGCAATCGCAGCAGTGAGTAGCCGAAACCGCCGCATGGTTGATGCGCATGTTCTGGATGGTCATTTCCAGCCGGCGCTCTGCCAGCTCGTTGGCCTGATCGATGAGTTCTGCGCTCATGCTGCACCGCCTTCAACGCGCTTGAACGAAATGACCCAAACCCAACTGTTGGCCTTCCAGCTTTCCTCGCCGTAGATGGATTCCCACAGGCTTCTGAATGAGGACTGATATAGTTGATTCATTTCTACGTAGTGGGGCATGTCATCGGACCAAAACTGGAAAAACTCATCACGGACTGCGTAATTTCTTGCGACTACTGTCTGGTCCCATACCTCGGTATGCACTCCCTCACTTTGTGCGTCCTCTTCGCTGATAGCGTTTAATCGCTCCATACGCACGTCGGTGATTTCCAGCAGAATGCGGCTTGCTGCTTTCGGCATATGAATGGATGGCTTCCAGCACGAACGACCATCTTCATAACCATCGTCATCACCCCAGGTAAAATCACCATCAGCTGCATAAATGGCGTGGCCAGAGTAATAGCCATTGCCAAACGGCATTTCGTGAATGGCTGTAGCCGGTCGGTCTGGCGTCCATGGTTGGATTCGACCATCCTCATCCAGTTCGTGGCTGACGACTCCCCACGTCTCGCGCACCCAAATTCGATAGTCTGGCTTGCCAAATGCGCTGTTCAGATAGTTGCCTGCCGACAGCTCCCCGGCCAGTTCATTGCCAGCCAGCTCGCACCCAAGGTTTTTATCATGCACAGGGAATTTCACTGGGCGCCGGGTCTGCGTCTTACGGCCGTCGAGAATGGCCCGCACCATTTCCCCGTTAAAAATCATTCCGCGTTCTTTCATGCTGCACCTGCCTTGTCTTTGAGGTCAGCGCGCAGATGGATTTCCTTGCCGTTTGCCGCAGGGAAAATAAGCACGTCATCGCGGGCAATCATCAGATGGGCTACAGCAAACAGAACATCATCCGTAACATCGAACTTTTCCCCGGTGAATTCGCGCACGCCTGGGGCTAATTTGCTTGGCTTAGATCGCCCAGCAAAGATACGGTTAGTTAAGCCTGACAGGCCGACAGTAATAGGGTTGCTCATGATTCCACTCCATAGCGGCCGCTAAGCCGCCCAATAACACTGACAAATTTGACTAAGCTGACGCCCATAGGCCGGACCATCTCGTAGTGCTTGCGAAGGATGGGGGGGCATACAGCGTTCCACTTCGGTTTAGGCTTTACGCTCATCGCTTTGGTTAGCTCTTCTGCGCAGCGACGAGCCTGGGCGCGGAGGATGTTTTCTTTTTCTTCTGGCGTCATGCTGCCTCCCGTTTGGCTATCAATCGGGCACCGAAACTCAGCAGAGCATCACGCTCAACGGTCGTGAACTGGCAGTGGGTGCGCGGGTAGGGATGCCAGATAATCAGCATTGACCCTTTGTTGTTACCGCTAACAGGCTTACCGGATACCGGATTGATAAAGGCAAGGCGACCGCCAACAATGAAACGTACCTCGCTGGCTGTCTCGATAGCTTCACGGAACCAGCCAACGGACGTATCTGCAGGGACCAGCATCACCGTGCCGATCTGGTTTTTAGATTCATCAGCTGCTTTCTGAACAAACGGCGTGATGTCGCTGTATGGCGGGTTCAGCCAGACGTAGCCGGGAATGCTCAGGTAATCAGTCCATGGCTTTTCAAGCGTGTTCTGCTCTTCTGTGATATAGCGGTTGCACAGCGCGTTATCAGCTGAGGCTGCCGCGTCCAGTGTCAGGCAGAATTCCGCATCCAGAGCGACGAACAGAGGGATCGGCGTTTGCCAAAGGTTTCTCTGCTCAACTGGAGTTTTGCTTCCGGTGTAGTCAGTCATGCCATCACCTTCTTACTGTTCATCAGCTCAGCCAGGCGCTGAGCCTTTAATGGGTTTTTGATAACGTCGCCGCTTGGGGCGATCCATCCCCGGCGATTGATGGAATAGGGAAGAGTGATGCTTCCAACGGTGATTCCGTCGTGGTTAGTTTTCATTTCCACTGTTCCCCGAAGGTGAAGCCGATCTCCGCCAGCGATTCGTCCATCTTCTTGATGAACTCCGGCACCATTTCGTTGAAGTCGGACATGTATTTGTCGTCGCGCTCAACAACCACGTGGAGGATGCCTTCTCGCTTCATGCGAGGGTCATAATTCGCGAAATACCAGGCATCCTTTCCTGTTACCCACATGCTGAATTGCACCTGGGCCATGTAAGCAGATTTGATAGCCTCGAAGCCGCCAAGCCGGAATTTCATGAAGTCGCGAGAGGTGAAAGGGCACTTCAGCTCAAGGCCGCGACCATCACTGCACAGGCCGTCAGGTGAGCAGGCGGTGCGCATTCCTTCGTCGCGGAAGAGGATCGGCGACTCGGTGACTTTCACGTCAGTGGTGAACTCAAACAGGGTACGAGCGTCGTCCTCGTACTGTTTCCCCCAGGCCAGCGCCTTGGCGTTAACTTCCGGTGCCGCACCGGTGCAAACCTCTGCGAGTAGCGTGTGGAAATAGGACATTTTCATGTCAGTCCACTTTGTGCCAGATCTCGGTTTTGAAATGACGTTGTGAACTTCTGAGGCGGTTATGACGCCAAGGCGCAAGCGGTGCCAAGCTTCATCGCCCTGTTCAACGCGGGTAACGTCAATACCGGTGCGCGCAAGGATGATTTCAGGTGTCATGCGGCCGCCTTATTTTTCAGAAATCCGAGAGCCTTAACCGCCTCTTCTTGAGTCAGTTCTGATGATTCACGAATGTCACGGCGGAATATTTTTGAACACAGGGGCAGCAGGTCGTCATCCCATGTCTTATTCATCGCGATAAGAACGTCGTTAATCTCTTTGATGATTGCTGTTTCTGCCGGGGTAACATCGCGTTCTGGCTGGCGTTGTGCTGAAAAGTTAATACCTTCTTCGCTTTCGGTGTTCACGTGGTCAATTGCCGCATCCAGGCGCTCACGGCGAGGCCAATATTTCGCAGCCTGTTTAACAACCGTCTTGAGGATCATCTGCTCTTCGTCTGTGACCCACGGGCACGATGTTCCTTTATTCTTGTAGGCTTTCCATGCTTCTGAGCGATCTCGGATCGCGTAGATATCAGCAATGCGCATCGTGTGAGTCAGGTAGTCGCCTTCGTCGCTTTTGATAACGACGTAGGCACCTACAATGTCGCCGCGCTGTTCTGCGGTGTCGAAATCGTTGTAAATATGAACCGGTGGCTTATCCAGACCTTCACGGTGAAACTGATCGTTCTTACGAACAATTGCCGACTGGCACCACTTGATAGCCCCGGATTGCTGTGCGATATGCATCAGGCCCATGTAGCTGATGTCGAGACAGATAGCCCCTTTGCGTGGCACCAGATAAGCCAGCTTCTGAGCCGGATTAAGGGACACGCCGATCCCGGCAACATTCATTACTGCACTTCTGGTGCTAACCGGATTGCCGATGGCGACTTTAGCCAGGTAGTCGTTATTGGCGAAAATCTGCATTGCGAACTCAGATTCACGCCTGAAATTGATAGAAGGTTCAGAGCAAACCTGCTCAAATTCAGCCTTTAGTGGATTTACTAGGCTAAATACCTGTTCGATGAGTTGAGTAGCCATTATTGCTCCTCTTCAATGTTGAGTTGATGCCTGGCGATAACTTCAACCATGTAGCGGACGTTAGCTGCCATCCGATCTTGAAAACCCACGTCATCGTCGAATGCGCGGCTAATCGCCTGTTTGCTGGCGCCGCGGCGTTGAAGTTCGTCGATGCACAGCGATTCCAGCAGACGGAGAGGGAGACCTTTCTCCATGTCATCCGCGAGCTCAGATTCTTTCTCTTCGCGCGCCAGCTTCTGGTAATGCTGGTTCCAGGATTGCTCTTCAATCCGGTCCTGAAAGTGATAAGCCGCCATAAACACCTCAGTAGCTGATCCCGGTATGTGGGATTTTTCCGTCTTTAATCGCAGTCAGGACTTCAATCGCCTGATCGCGGGTTAAGCTGGTATTGGCCAGAAGAGCTTTGACGATTTCCGTGCCTACAGCCTTGCGGTGCTTAACGTCGGCTTCGCGGCGCGCCTGCTCATCGGCTTTACGCTTCTCCTCAGCCAGGCGGGCCTGTTCGCGCTGCTCTGCCTCGCGGCGGATGCGATCGGCTTCTTCCTGAGCTTTGCGGCGTTCTGCTTCCACGGCGGCCTGCTTTTCACGCTCGGCACGTTCAGCTGCTTCTCGCTGTTCACGTTCTGCGCGCTCTTTTGCCAAAATCGCCTCGCGCTCTCTGGCTGCCGCAGCGTCAATTTCACGCTGTGCCTTTTCAGCTGCTTCACGTTTGGCTTTCTCTTCCGCCTGACGCTTAATCTCTTCTTCGCGGGCAACGCGCTGGCGTTCGGCTTCGGCTGCTTTATCTGCGCGTTCGCGGTCAATATCTTTATCCATCAGCAGGGCCATTTCGTGGTCCAATTCAACCTGCTTTCTGAGGGCTTCGAGCGCTGCTTTTTGCTCGGCTTCAATGCGCTGGCGCTCTTCTTCGGCAGCCTTTTCCGCTGCAATTCGAGCCTGCTCTGCTTCCCATTCAGTCAGAGGGCGGCGCACTTCATCTTTCAGCGCATCGAGACGTTCACGAACAACGCGACGGCTTTCGTCGATTTGCTTTGGCAGCGCCTTCAGCTCAGCGACCAGGTCTTTACCTGCGTTGTCGATGTAAGTTTTAGAGCGCGCAACCTTGTGAGCCATGGATGCGATAGCGTCGCGGCCTTTTTTGGTGGTCACGTCCGGTACCAGACTGCGAGCCTCTTTTTCGATTAGTTCGATAAGTGGGTCGAGCTGGTCATTATTGGTGAAAACCGCCATCGCGTTCTTTTTCTCGATGACGACTAAATCCGTTATTTCGCTCATGGTTTCCCCTGAAATTTGGTTGTGAAACGCCCGGCACCGTAATGGCTGCCTGATAGCTCAGTTAAATTCGTGCGCTGATATGCGCGGGTTAATGCGTCCCGGCTGGTACCAGATTTGGCAGCAGCTCACGCGCTTCAAAGCACTGGCGGATATGGCGCAAGTTACCCTGTGGCTCGAACCAGAAGGTTTCCTTCAGGTAGTCACGTGAAACCTTCCAGGTGGCGCCAGTTTTAGCGTTACGCATCATCACGGCGCGTCCGCTGTTAGGAATTGAGTTAGCCATTGAACACCCCCGTAACGTGCAGAATTTTGATAATCGCCGCCGCCCAGATAACGCCGCAGACCAGCAGGCAGTAAATCAGTGAACGAATGCCATGCTTGCTCATACGCCACCCCAGCACTGAACGCTTACCGATGCGACCGCAATCAAAATCAGAACAACCTTCAACTTGAATCTGTTCCACGCAGGAACCTCATGTTCTCGGATCATCTCTTCACCTTGCCTTATCGCCGGCCAGCGGAACGTTTTGCTGTTACCCGGCGTTGCCGGTGTTGTTTGGATGAGTTAATTTAAAACCATAGTTGTTTTATAGTCAGCAACAATAGTTGTTTAAATGGCTGGAATAGTTTTATTTGGTTGTTTTTATTGGTTATTTATTTTTGTAAAGCGTGCTGGTAAGCTCAAAAAAACGCCAAAGAGGGTAGCGCCATGTCGAATGAGGATGAGTTTTTCGCAGAGATGCACCCGCAGATTGCGCAGGTTATCGGGATAGCGGTTATGCAACTGCTGGTTGAGAAGCGCGAGCCATCAAGAGAGGCGCTGATAGAGATGATTCAGGTGTTGTGGCAGGGTGACCAGGTAGATCTGGCAGTAGAGCTGGCACTGGACGTGCTGATGCTGAGGGAAGAGTAGGGCAGTAATAACCCGGCGCGGAGGCCGGGTTTAAAGATCAGTGTGGCTTTGGTAATTCTGGCTTACGAAGTGCTTCAATGATTTTTGGTGCATCAATTTTAGGGAGACTGCCATCGCTAACTTTTTTCAGAAGGTAAGGGGTTAAGCGATTTTGAATGTACTCATTTTGCATCCATCTTCTGAACTCACCCAAAGCATCATCAGGGTATATCCATGCCTCTACTGGGCCTGCTTTGGCCTGAGGGAACCAATCAGGGTAAACATGAGGATGCTTAATTCGAATTCCATATTTGGCATCAAGATTCGATGCTACCCAGTGTTTTGACCAAAGCATACCCACGCTGATATCCGGTATTGCTCCTGGACCAAAATTAAAGTTTTGTCTCACCATCCGTAAAGAAAGATCTGCCATCTCTCTGAACACCGAGAAGAAGCCAAGCGGAATTTGATCATTCATCAGAAGTCTTTCATGGAAGCACTCAAGGGCGCCTCTAAGTGGGTTTTCTGGATCAATTCCTACGCTCAAGAAGATGAAGCGTCGTAGTGTGCTTTCTGCTAAAGCTCGGTAATTTTGAAGCGCTGTTGTGCTATCGAATAATCCATTTTTTGCAGCTTCGAAGGCATAATACTCAAGAATCGCCATGCAGACAGTATCAGGATAAGCATGCGTTTCAGTACCTTGACTAACAACAGTAGTGTAAAGCTTATCTAGAAAAAGCCCTTTTGATTGCAAAATCGCATCGATTTTTTTACCTCTCGGCTTGGATCTTTCTTCTTGCCAATTGGTGGTAAATCTAACCATTGTTGCAGAATCGACACCACACAGCCTCGATAACCCGCGCATAGTTAAGTAAGGGGTGCCGTTATTAAGAACCCCCATTTGAATACCATCGACTTCAATCTCTTTTACCGGGAAAAGGTCTAGATCTTGCTGCTGTCCAATAACCGGGAAATTGACATTATCCATTTGATTTCCTTGTTAAATAAGGTGCTGCTCATAATTTTTTCTTTACTAAATCACTCAAACGTCTCATCAACCCAATGCTCATCTTCACTCAAAGTCATCCCGCTCATCCTTCCGCTTGAAGAAAACTTTATCCAGCCTGAGCACTATCCCCACCAGTCCGATAATCAGCAAAGTAATGAGTATTGGGATAATCAGATCAGACATGCTTCCTCTGCGTGCTAAGGCTTTACCCATGCTTCCTGTACGTCTGCGGCATGCTGCCGATCACCTTTCCGAACACCAATACCCGATTCATCTCGTCTTTCTCGATCGGGTCCCAGGCTGCATAGCTCTTGTTGTCTGAGATAACCAGCAGCTTGTCTTTCATCTTCTGCAGGCGCTTGACGTGAGCAGTGTCGTCGTACAGGAAGGCGTATATCCCGTCGCCGTCGAAGCTCTTAACGCTGATGTCGACGAACAGCAGATCACCCGGCTCAATCGTCCCAGACATGCTGTCGCCCCGGACGTTGATGATCCGGATGTTCTCAGCCTTGCGCCCATCGAACATGTGGCGCGCTTCCGCTGGCGCATATTCAACGGAGTGGAGAATCTCCACGAACTCCTGATTCACAATGCCCGGGCCAGCACTGACGGCCAGATCCAAAATGTCGACCCTGAACACATCATGATTCATATGTGATGGCTTCTTATCATCTTCACCATCATCTCTCATGGCGCCAGTTCCCGAAGAAAGCCACTCAGGCCTCACCCTTAAAGCCTTGGCTATATCGAGCAATTTTGTGGTCTGAGCAGCCCTTCCAGTTTCAATCTTCTGGATCGCAGCCTGACTAACCCCAACAGCATCTCCCAGAGTCTTCTGGGTCATGTCGGCAGCCTTTCTGGCTTCTCTTAATCGTTCTGCAAGTGTCGTTTTCATCTTCTCAATTTACAACCATGGTTTTATAGCGGCAAACGAAAATGGTTGTTGACTAAATACAACTAAGGTTTTATTCTTTGTTTGTATTTACTACGGAGGTTGTCATGAACCCAACCATTAAAACCGCAATTAATATTGTCGGCTCTCAGAAAAAGCTTGGTGAAGCCTGCGATGTTTCTCAGCAGGCGGTTTACAAGTGGCTCCACAACAAGGCAAAGGTTTCGCCTGAACATGTAAACAGCATCGTAAATGCAACTAATGGGGAGGTTCAGGCGCATCAAATTAGACCAGACCTTCCAAAGCTGTTCCCTTCTCCGAAGGGCGTTCCGGCCGCCTAACCGGCGGCCTTTCAATCAACACCAGAGGAAGTATCACAAATGGAGAGTTCAACGACACGCAACAAAGTGGAGGCCCGGAGAATTGAAAGCTGGTTGCACAGCCAGATAGCAGAACTGGGAACCACGAATATCGCCAAAGTGGCCGGAGTGAATAAGTCGACGGTAAGTCGCTGGCGGGAAAGCCTGCTGCCGAATATGTCGCTGCTGCTGGCCATCCTGATTTCTCATCGTAAGTCCGAAGAAGGGCAGATGGAGGCTTGATGAACCACATCGAATTCATTGAGAAGAACGTCCGCGAGGAACTGCTTCGCCATGGCTTCACGCAGGCAGTGGCTCAGGGGGGGGCATACCAGGCGGTCGATATGTACAAACGCATGTCACAGGCCAGTCGCAAGGGGAGGATTTTTGATGATGTGTTACGCCACGCAAAGCTGTGGGCAGAGAAGCAGACATTACCGTCTGACAAGTTCGAAAAGAAAAGGGCAAAGCCCGTTAAGCAGCAGGGTCTGTTCTGAAAAAGGCGAAAGCCGCAGTGGTAGGACACTAACGGCTTTCTACGCGAATTAACTGGATCAATTCACAGGAGTAATTATGGCAAATACTGCCGAAGTAATCAATTTCCCTGTGCCTGTCGTGGCACTACAGGAGCTGCGCGTGGCAGATCTCGACGATGGGTTTACGCGCATCGCTAATGAGCTCCTTGAGGCTGTCATGCGTGCAGGTTTGTCGCAGCATCAGCTTTTAGTGCTCATGGCAATCATGCGCAAAACATACGGCTTCAATAAGAAATCTGACTGGGTCAGTAACGATCAGCTATCTGACATGACTGGTCTTGCTGCCACTCGTTGTTCTACAGCGAAAAACGAACTGATTCGCATGTCTGTGTTGACTCAGTCCGGACGTCATGTAGGCATAAACAAGATGATTTCAGAGTGGGAGACAAGTAAGCCAGAGCGCAGGCGTGAATACGGAGCTACAAAAAATAAGGCTGGGTATATTTATGTCTTTGCTGAAAGTGAATCAGGGCCTGTAAAGATAGGTTTCACCACAAGAAAGGCTGAAGAGAGATTAAAAGAGGTTCGTCACTATTTTGATGGCAAGAATCCTAAAGTTTTTTACGTGTCTCCATTCAGCCTTCATGCTGGAGCAATAGAACCAGTAATTCATGCAAATCTCAAGGCGAAGATGATACGCGGAGAGATGTTTGATACAGACGTTTTGCATGCGGTTGAAAACATTTCAACCGTAATGGAAACATTCCAACCGTCAGGGAAGAATAGTTTCACACCGTATGGGAATAACGTTTCCCGCCAGGGTGGAAACACAAAAGACAAACATACAAAAGACAATAAAGACAATAGCAATAAACCCCCTAAATCCCCCCGGGCGGGTTCGTTCGATGCTGCCAGTGTTCAACTGCCTGAATGGCTATCCGCAGTCACCTGGTCTTCATGGGTTGAATACCGCCGTGACCTGAAAAAGCCGATCAAGTCTCAGCAGACCGTGACGCAGGCTATCAATCTGCTCGACCGCTGCAGGCTGAACGGGTACGCGCCTGAAGAAATTATCAACCGGAGCATCGCCAATGGCTGGCAGGGTCTGTTCGAGCCTGACGGGCAGGCTAAGCGCAGCCGAGATGCCGGCCAGGAATGCCTCCACTGGAACAGCCCGGATGCATGGAGGGATTTTCTGTGAAACCTGAACTCTACCGCGCAATAAACAATCGGGATGGCGCAGCGATGGCAAGCATGGCCGGGGGCAACCCTGAGCATGGCCGGGTTGTGAATTCAGACGCTGAGCGCCTTGTTGACACGCTGTTCATGCAACTGAAGCAGATTTTTCCGGCAGCTATGCAAACCAACCTCCGGTCCGATGCTGACGAGCGAGTGGCTAAGCAGCAGTGGATAGCGGCATTTTCGGAAAACGGCATCCGCACCCGCGATCAGTTATCCGCCGGCGTACGCCATGCGAGAGCCAGTGAATCTCCGTTCTGGCCATCGCCCGGACAGTTCATCAAGTGGTGCAAGGATAGCGGCACTGTGCTCGGCGTGACTCTTGTCGACGTGATGAACGAGTTCCACCGCTACAGCCGTGAAAAAGGGCTGCATACCGGCGGTGCTGAGCGCTTCCCGTGGTCTCACCCTGTCATGTACTGGGTTGTTACCGATACCCGGCGAGCAATGTACCAGCGCCAGCTCAGCGAGGCAGAAACCGAGAAATACGCTGCTAAAAAGCTGGAAGACTGGGCGCTGAAAGTCGCCGCCGGAGAACAAATACCGTCACCGGTACTGGCTCTGGAGAACAACCAGGAAGTGATCCCCACAAATCATGCCAGCAGGCAGCGCGGTTATCACCCGGAAGGCAAAAGCTTCGGATGCATGCCAAGTGCCGCATCACTCGGCGCTCTAACCCCGGCTCAGTGGCTGCGAGACGAATACCTGATTGGCAAAGAAAAAGGGCTGATTCAATGAAACGTATATCCGGCACTCAAATCGTCATCAATTATATCGGCAGCAATCCTGGTTGCACTTTTTCAGAGATACGCACCGGAACAGGCTTGCACTCTTCTGTCGTTAACTCAGCTATCTGGGCAACGTTTAACGATGGCCGGGTTTTGCGAGCAGGTGAGCGCAAAGGCTATCGCTACACCCTGGCAGAACAGGCAGCCGTAACCGAAAGCACGTCGGCAGATTTTCAGTTTAGCAATCATCATTGCGGCGCCAACAAGCTGACCAACCTTTTTAACCAGTGCCTGGCGGGGGTAAGAAAATGAACATCTCAACAGTAAACGAGCTCATTCAGTCGCTTGAGAGCGCAGGCGAGCTGTCGATCAGAGAGACAAAGGTTATGGCGCTGGCGAAAGCTTACCAGCAGCTGGCTGCGGAGAATGTAGTCAGGCAGGAATTCGTCAAAATCTGTTTCCGCGCAGCAGCAGACGGCGCATCGCTGGATGGCTCAGATATTCAGGAGATAGGTGAGCGCCTCGGGCTGTTTGGTCGCGAGACATACCAGCCTGTGCTGCACGGGTATATCTGTGGTCATGAGATTGGTGAAGACAGTGTGTATGTGATGAAAAGCTCGCCCGCCACCGCTCGCATCGTAGCCGGGATTAAGGCTGATGGGGTGGAATATATGGCTAACCATTTTTTCAAATTAGCCAAAGATGAGGCGAATAGTTTGATTGCCGAGCAATGGCGCGAATCAGGTCGAGTTGCTAATGAGCAGGCCAAGCAGCTGCGCGAGGGGGCCGACAAATGAGCATCATTCAATATGCCGTTAATGGAGCCGGGATTAAATCTGCCGATTATTTGGACCCGCGAGAGGTAGATGAATCGACAGACGACTGGGAATACGAGCAGATGGTGCAGGATGCGGCTGAAGACTACTGGGAAAATCATGACGGATGGGAGGACCACTGGCCATTGAATATCGAGCTGTTCGTCGATGGTAAAAGTGTTGGCCTGTTTGAAGTTGTGATGGAAATGGAGCCGACATTCTCAGCAAGTAAACAGGAGCGTGCAGCATGACAACTGATATCACCGAACTGGCGCAGGCGGCAGAGAAATATCGTTTAACACTTGAGGCTCATCGCCAAAACCCGAGAAATTATGACGCATTGGATGCGTGGGATAAGGCTAGCAGCGAGTTTATGGCGTTAGTTAATAACGACGAACTGAATATTATCTCCTCGTTGCTAGATAAGCTCGAAACTGAAGAGGGATATCGAAAGGGAGCATTCCTCGCCTGTAACCGTTGGCACAATAAATTTCGTCAGACCGAAGGCAAGCTGGAGGCGGAAGAGCGACGGAACGCCGAGCTGGTAGAGGCGCTGGAGAAGGCGCAGAGCAAACTGGATAAAATCAAGGCAAATTCATGCCATGTCGATACGTCAGATGATGCCTTTATTCCAAACTCTCTTGATGCCTGGGGCCGACCAGTCCCTCAGTACTTGCCTTACGACTTCTCTGGAAACCCTGGCGCTAGCGCAACGCAGTATTGCAACGGATGGAATGACGCGGGGGGCTACTGGCTGAACTACGTCCGCGAGCTGGAGCAGCAAAACAGTATCGCGAATGAAAAGGTTACTGAGCTGTCTCGCCTGGTACAGCACAATATTTCGCGGGCCGAGGACGCTGAACGCAGAGCGGAGAGGATTTCAAAATCATTGTCACTTTCACATCCCGGATTGCTTCATGCAACCAACGAGCTGGTACTCATATTTAGCCACGCCTTAGCTGACAAGCTGTATGCAGCCCAGGAAAAATATAATCACGGGACAAGCTGGCGTAATAACGACTGGCAAGAAGCCTGTCAGCGAGATTTCCAGAAACATATAACCAAAGGAGACCCCAGGGATGTAGCGGCATATTGCGCCTTCATGTGGTGGCACGGCTGGAGCACTAAGCCTGCTGAAGGCCTGGAATCCAGCACTGTCACTGTGAAGCTGCCGCATCAAACTGATTTCGATGACCCGCTATCAGCATATGAGGCTATCGAGAAGTGCAAAGAGGCGCTCACCGCCGCTGGCATCAAGTGGGAGGCTGAGTAGATGGATAAGCCACTTAACAAGCGCGAACGCGAATATATCAAACCGGCTGTCATTTATGACTGGGAAATTCATCTTTGGCCAGGCCGCAAAGATGGTGTCTGGGATGGCGATAAAATACTGCCAGTAAAGGTTGGAGCTATGGCTGAATCACTGATTAAAAGGGGGTATCTGGAGAGGCTTGGGAGTGTAATTCGTGCCACCGAAAAGACGAAGGCGCTGAAGTGCCGCACAGGTAACTGTTTATATGGTCGCCTTTATGACGATAACGATGTTGATTCGGGGAAGTGCCCTGATTGCGATGGCGGCATGATGTTTGAAGGAGCCAACCAATGACCAAATATGAATTACTTGACTCAAAAATAATGAACAAAATTGGTGGTCACCCAACGCCTTTTTCCAAGCTTTACGTCAGAGATGTAGCAGAAGAATGCAGCCGCATTGCGAATGATGAGAGTAAACCAGAACCCTTTCGCATTCTCGATCGCCGACTCCAGGCACTACGTAAAGCTGGAAAAATCCGCAGCACAACGAAGGGATGGGTGAGGGCTAACCAATGACCAGCAAATTAACCAGAGAAGAGCGCATACAGTCTCTCTACGACCTGAAAATAGGGCAAGTTCTCAACCAGAGCGATATCGAGAGTATCAAAATGCTTGCCCGCATCGCACTGGCCGCAATGGACAGCAGCGAGTCGGTTGAACTGCCGCTTGACTACCTGCAGGGACACAAAGACGGTCTGGAATGGGCCGCCCAACTGGCAGAAGCCAATCACCCTGAAACAGGAGACTGGCTGTACGATGACCCTATCGAGCTGGCAAAAGCCATTCGCAAAGGTCCAGATATGCCGCCAGCGCAGCCGGTAGCGGACAGCGAGCCGGTGGCGTGGACATGGAACTATCGTGAACAATGGCATGTTACAAACGATGAACGCCGCGCAGAATTTGTCGCAAAAGATGGTGATGTGGCTGTACTGCCGCTCTATCGCCACGCGCAGCCAGCGCCGGAATATCCCGAAGTGCTGCCCTGTTCGGTATTGCTTGAGCCAGGGTTGCGCTTTGGCAAAGGCATTAAAACCAGCACCATGCTTGCCGCCCTGGCGCGCAGGGCCGTACACGAATCAGATTTGGCTGCGCTATCACCGGAAGAGAGAGCGGAGTTTCAGGCGCGTATTGAGGATTTCAAAGCGCTTATTGCGCAGCCAGCGCCGTTAGTGCCGGAAGTTGACGCTGATGACAATTTCTATTCGTGGTTTGGGAGGGAATGGGCAGAGAATTATCAGCACAACCAATACACCACAGCGGCTAAGCAAATGCTGGGTGTGATGGCTGAATCTGCGTGGATAGCAGCAACTGAAAGGCAACGGCAAAAGCAAAGCGTTTCTGTCCCTGATGTGAAAATCTACGAAGACGTGCCTTATGGAGTTGGACGCTTCAAAACTCATCGGGATTGCTATTGCGATGGCTGGAACGCCTGCCGCGCCGCCATGCTCAACCATCCATCAAGCATTCAGCCCAACACTGACGCAGCAACCGGTACTGAAATCAAACACCCATCAAGCAACTCTCCGGTAATTCCAGAGGGGTGCGTGATGGTGCCGAAGGAGCCGACACCAGAAATGCTGGAAGTTATAAACGAAGCCATAAAATCTATGCGTGGTTCAGCGGCAACGTATGCAAGGGTACTCGCAGCCGCCCCGCAGGAGGTGAAGTGATGGCGTACATCTTCCTGATTTTCGTCATCAGCAGCAATACATCGAATATGCAGGTGGTTCCCATGCAGAGTATGGAGCAGTGCAAAGCAGCCATTAAGGCGATGAAAGTTGCAGATGATAAGAGGTCCTGGGACGATGTTTCGCCAAGCGTAGATAATATTCAATGCGTAGAGGTGAAAGGTGCCTAAATCCCCCGCAGAACGCAAAGCTTCCCGTTGAAATCAAACCCCTCTCCTGAGGGGTTTTATCGTATATGCTCATTTTGCTTTTATCCCCGGGAAGGGCGATAATTACCTGGTCAGTCTGGGCAACTGACACCTGTTATCCGGCGCCAAGTGGGGACACATGGCGCACAAAACCTTAAAGAAATACCTGTCACCGATGGCGAAAGTCACCGGCGATTTTCTGCATTCTGCGGTTTCCATCAAGGAGGCCGTATGACTCTTCCAGTAGACGGCATCAAACTCCATCGCGGCAACTTCGCGGCTATCGGCCAGCAGATTCAACCATTGCTGGATGCCGGGCAATGTTTCCGCCTGCAGATGAAGCCGTGGCGCGAGAAGCGCAGCCTGTCGCAGAACGCGCTCAGCCACATGTGGTACACGGAAATAAGCGAATACCTCATCACCCGCGGCAAGACCTTCGCTACGCCTGAATGGGTCAAAGACGCGATGAAGCACACCTATCTCGGCTATGAAAGCAAGGACCGGGTAGACGTCGTGTCCGGAGAGGTGACCACGGTTCAATCGCTCCGCCACACCGCCGATCTGGAAACCGGTGAGATGTACATCTTCCTGTGCAAAGTAGAAGCCTGGGCGATGAATATCGGCTGCCACCTTACCATCCCGCAGAGCTGTGAATACCAGCAGCTGCGCGATAAGCAGGAGGCCTGATGTCTACTCCACTTTCCCGCGTCATCACGAACGAAATCTTTCGCGTTCCGGCGCGCCGCAAACGTAAGCCATCGGTTAAACCGTCTGATATCCCGACACTGAAAGACTATACCGCCCGTCTGGTCGATAAGAAGTGGCTCTGTCTGAGAGCAAGGAGGCCACATGCTTAATCGTACTCAGCGCCGCTGCAAAATCTGCCGGGCGAAGTTTACCGCGGCATTTGAGAATCAACGCTGGTGCTGTCCTGAGCATGGCGCTGAATTTGCCATGCAGGAACTGGAGAAGAAGCGCGAAAAGCAGGCCCACGCGAAAGAGAAGAAAGAGCGCGCAGCCTGGCGCAAACGCAAGGCCGCGGTGAAGCCTCTCCGGCACTGGGAAGATATGACCCAACGTGTCGTTAATGACTATATTCGCGAGCGCGACTTTGACCTGCCGTGCATCAGCTGCGGAACATTCGAGACGGTCCAGTGGGAATCCGGGCATTACCGTTCCCGCGGCAAGGCGTCACACCTCCGCTACAACGAAGACAACATTCATAAGCAGTGTCATCACTGCAACGTGCAAATGTCAGGTAACCAGCAGCAGTACCGCATCGCTCTGGTAGAGAAAATCGGCGCTGAGCGCGTCGAGGCGCTCGAAAACAACAACACCCCTCACCGATACACCATCGAAGAACTGGAAGGCATCAGACGCCATTACAGCGCGCTACGCCGTGCGCTCATAAAACAACGGGAGGCCGCATGAAGATCACCTATAGCGACGAAGGGGCTTACGCCCGCATCTGGCTGACCGGTCCATTTTGGCAACTGGCTAAGGCCAGGCGTATTGCGGATGCTGGTCTGGACAAGTCACCGGTCAATACCTGGGAGTCTCACGGACTCACCTTCCAGATCACCCTGTACGGGAAAAACGCATATGTACTCAGGGCGTATAAAGCGATGGCTAAGGCCATGGCGAGGGCATCCAAATGAGCCGTGACGTTATCGAACGTATCCGCGACCGCTGGATTAAGCTCCGTCTTTTACGCAGCAGCGGCACCGTACTGGTTGATTACCGCATTCTCAAGAATTTCGTTCGCATCTATCAGACCCTGGGAGAGACAGCATGATTAACACTCAATACCTCCAGTATGTTCGCCAGCAGCTGATAGTGGCCACCGCCGATCTGAGCGGCGCGACGAAAGGGCAACTGGTAGCCTTTGCAGAGAATGCACAATTCACCGCTACGGCGCGCAGCCGGGGACGGAAGAAAGTAGCCGATCCGGTCACCGGGCGCATGGTAAACCCATCAAACCCGCCAATCCCCGGGCAGCAGTCCCGCGCGAAAGGTTCCGCAATCGCTCTCGTTATGCCCGTTGAGTACTCGACAGCCAGCTGGCGCCGCGCGCTGCTGTCGCTGGAAGAGCATCAGAAAGCGTGGTTGCTGTGGAACTACAGCGACAATATCCGCTGGGAGCACCAGGAGACGATCACCCGGTGGGCGTGGGAGCAATTCAGCCAGCAGTTGGCCGGTGTGCGCATTGCAAAAAAGACAGTCGATCGCCTGCGTCAGCTTATCTGGCTGGCTGCTCAAAATACGAAGCAGGAAGTAACCGGAAGAGGGCATCATTACTCTCCTGCCGCTATGGTAGGAATAAAGCCAGATAACTGGTGCCACAATTATTCAGATTACTGGCAGGTCATGATGGACATCTACCAGGAACTTGATAGCCATGCGTTACTCTCTGTTTCTCGATCACGTTCACAACAAAAGGCGACTTTTTCGCAGCAAGGTATTGCAAAAGTCAATTAAATGCGTCATATTTGAGTCTACTTTGATATGCTGCCTTAACTTTAAGTGGCGGCATGAAGTTTGAAAAAAGTTGGTCGCCAAGCCATCAGTAAAAAGCAGTTAGACAGCGGCAGTCTTTAAAAGCAACGTGACAGCTCGAAAGTGAGCATAAATTCAAGCCCGAGGTTAACGCCTTGGGCTTTTTGCTTTCTGCAATCCGGTCAGGTCTCTTGAGTGAATGCGTGCCGCACTACACGTTGAAGCTCATACGCGAGAGTCCTGAACCAGATTGCTGATTTAGCTCAGCAGGTAGAGCGCCTGCCTTGTAAGCAGGATGTCGGCGGTTCGATTCCGTCAATCAGCACCACATAATGGCCTGACCTGATGACGGGCTCATAATCCAATCCATCAGGGCATTGTTGGCGCAATGCCGCAGGCCGCCAGACCCAGCCAGGGTATTTTCGGCCATCAGCCGACATTGCTATTACCCTCATGCTTATTGCCCGCCGAACCGCGGGCTTTTTTATTATCAGGTCCCGCAGGAATCATCATCGACACGCTTCGTTGTTAAATCCAGCCTGACGGGCCTGACCCTTTTCAAACACACACAGCGCCATCCGTCATTAACGGAGGTGAGGCTATGACCAAAATGAGCACCATTTACAGCAGACTCTCATACGGCACCGGGACCGCGCTGACGGGCTGTGGTGTCTCAGCAAAGGCTTACGCAGATGTAGCAAAAACAGAGGTATGGATTTTGGCCGACAAAGTGGCGGGTATGAGCCTGAGCGACTGGGCGATCGTTGTCGGTATTGCATGCACTGTTATTACCTGTGGCGTGAATTGGTATTACCGGCGAAAGGAGCGGGAGGATCGGCTGAATGGCTATGTCACCAAAGCTGAGGAATAGCGTTCTTGCTGCCGTTGGCGGTGGAGCAATTGCCATTGCGTCAGCACTCATCACCGGGCCAACCGGCAATGATGGTCTGGAAGGGGTGAGATATAAGCCTTATCAGGATGTGGTTGGCGTCTGGACTGTCTGCTATGGCCACACCGGCAAAGATATTGTGCTCGGAAAGACCTATACCGAGCCTGAATGCCGGTCACTGCTCAACAGGGACCTTACCACCGTCGCCCGCCAGATTGATCCGTACATCCAGAGGCCGATCCCGGTAACAATGCGCGGGGCTCTGTACTCGTTCGCCTATAACGTCGGCACCGGAAACTTTCAGACCTCCACACTGCTACGCAAAATAAACCAGGGCGACCAGAAAGGCGCATGTGACCAGTTGCGCCGCTGGACCTACGCCAAGGGCAAGCAGTGGAAAGGCCTGATAACCCGCCGCGAGATTGAGCGTGAAGTTTGTCTGTGGGGGCAGAAATGAGCCGATTAACTGCCATTATCATCGCCGTGGTTATCTGTCTGGTCGTCTGCCTTGGCTGGCTGGTTATGCATTACCACAACGCCGCCAATCAGCAGGAATCCAGAGCTGAAACTGCTGAGCAGCAGGTAAATACCGCTCAGGCCATCACCTCCAACGTCCTGACCACCATGACGATATTCAACTCCATCGCCGAGGCTAACAAAAATGCAAAAGAGCAGATCGCACTGGACGCATCGGGAGCCACGGCTGATATCAGGGTTGCTGTTGCGAATGATGATTGCACTAATCGCCCTGTGCCTGCTGGCGCAATTAAGCGGCTGCAACAATTCGCGAACGGTTTACGTCAAGGTTCCGGCGGTCCCGTTACCGGCCAGCCTGACAACTGAAACTCCTCAGCCAGAAATCCCTGACAACCTGACGTGGGGCCAGAGCCTTGATTTAAACGTCAGCCTTCTTTCAGCACTGGGGCAGTGCAACCGGGATAAGGCTGACATCAGGCAGGCAGAGAAGAAACGAGCCTCGCAATAGCGGGGCTTTTTAATGCGTATCGTACACGCAAACCATCGAGAGTCTTTCAGTCGTGAGCCTGAGGAACGCCGTTAAAGGTGGCGACCTCTCTCGGGCGGCGTTCCTGTACGACAGGCTCACACCTAAAGGAAAACAGCATGAAAATTATCAAGTATTGGAAAGTTCAGCTTCTGCAGTTGTCTCAGCCTTCCAGCATTATCAGCGCCCGCAATCTGGTCGAAACCCTATTGTTTGAAGGTTTCTCAAAGGAGAAACCCTTCATCAAGCTAGGCTCAGGGGTAAATATTGAGTTATTTACAGCCCCCGACTCGCTGGAAACGCGTATCTTCCGAGACCACCTCATTGACGGCGTGCGCTGCATCCCGGTATGTGAGGGTGATGAAACTGACGAATCTCAGGGTGAGCATGCTAAGTCTCCCTCGCCGGGCAACGGGCGCTACAACTATGAAACCTTCAAAACAGCATCAAAGCCGCTGATTCAATGGCTGAATGAAAACGCCAACCCTCACGCATCGGTCATTGTTGACTGCACAGGTTCAGAACTCCTCATCGGGGAGATTGCCTTCAACACGAAAGAGTTCCTGAAAGACTGAGCAGGCATTACAGAGCCACTTCAAGAGGTGGCTCGATAATGTCACAACGAGGTGAGCCATATGCGCACTACTGGAACCCTGACGGCGGAAATTACGTTTCGCCCATACATGAAACCGCTGCTCATCCTTTCAGTGCTTTTGCGCTGGGGCTGGCTCACTAAGAAGTGTATCCGGATTGGCCCTGTAATTGGCAAGCAGGCGTAATTATAAAGTTCTGCAAATGGTGCATTAAAAGCGCCATTGACAGAGTTTTATGTAAGTTTGTTGATGCCTCGGTGTCGAAATTACCGAGCAAGTATCTTCGGTACCTAGAGGATTGTTCTGCATGACTGAAAATGAAAATCGCAGACCATTCCCTCCCGTCAACTTCACTGGCGAAAACTGGCTGCCTTATACCCGGCTGATCCCTGCCACCGAAATCGGCGAATGGGTTAACCAGAACATCCTCTCCGAAGACGGACGAATCCATAACCCTGACCATACGCACTTGCTCGACGCTGATGTCGCGTTCATGTGGGCCTCTGGCTCATTCGCCAAAAGCGGGCGCATTGTGCTGGGCCAGTGTGAACAGGTAATGATGCGCGCCGGAGGCTGGCAGAAGGCCAGAATGGAACAGCAGATGCATGAATGGTTCGGTCGCATACCGAAGTTCATCATCACCCTGGCTGCTGACTACTGCGAGCAATGCAACGATCTGGAGTTCTGCGCACTGGTAGAGCATGAGCTTTACCACATCGCCCAGGCTACCGATGACTATGGCGCTCCGAAGTTCAACAAAGAAACCGGGATGCCGGTGCTCAAACTTCGCGGCCATGACGTCGAGGAATTCGTTGGAGTGGTCCGGCGTTACGGCGCCAGCAAAGACGTACAGGAAATGGTGGATGCGGCGAACAGGCCGGCGGAGGTTGCTCATATCGATGTTGCCAGAGCGTGCGGGACGTGCATGCTGAAACTGGCGTGATTTTATACTGCTTTATACGGACGGTGGTTTATGGCTGCACTAAAACCAGAAGTGAGAGCCTTTATCGTTCAGGAGCTCGCTTGCTTTGATACGCCATCCCAAATCGTCGATTCCGTACAAAAAGAATTCAAGGTTCAGGTGACGCGCCAGCAAGTGGCGTCGCATGACCCGACAAAAGTGGCAGGAAAAGGCCTGGCGCAGAAATGGGTCGATCTCTTCAACCATACCCGTGACCGCTTTCTCAACGAAATCTCCGACATCCCGATCGCCAACAAAGCCTATCGCCTGCGCGTCCTGCAGCGAATGTCGACGACCGCCGAAGGTATGAAAAACCTCGGCATGACAGCTCAGTTACTGGAGCAGGCTGCAAAAGAGGTTGGCGACGCCTACAGCAACAAGCAAAAGGTCGAGCTTACCGGCAAAGACGGCGGCCCACTGAATCAGGTGACGTACACCGCTGAAGACTATGCGAAGGCCCAGCAGAAGCTGGAGGGAAGGTTAGAAGGGCTGGACTGATATGAGCGGAATTATCGAATGGGATGACCTGTCATTCCCGGAGCGCGTGATCATCCGTTCAAAGTCCACGAAGTCATTCCTGAACTTCACCCGGATATGGTTCGAGCTCATTCAGGGCGATCGGCTGCTGGTCAACTGGCATCACCGCCTGATGGCTTCGAAAATTGATGATCTGCTTGCCGGGCAGCTTGTCCCGCGAAACCTCATCATCAACATCCCGCCCGGCGGTACGAAAACAGAGTTCTTCTCCATCCACTTTCCGGCGTATGTCAACGCCCTGGTGCAGGAGAAGCGGCTTAAACGTTTTCGCAACCTGAATATCTCATTTGCTGACACGCTGGTAAAGCGTAACAGCCGGCGCACCCGCGACATTATCGCCAGCCGCGAATACCAGGAGTTCTGGCCCTGCTCGTTTGGTGTCAACCAGGCGGAAGAGTGGGAGATAAAGGACGAACGAGGGCGTTCAATAGGGCAGACGGTATCGCGATCAAGCAACGGGCAGATCACTGGTGGTCGTGGTGGCTACTACGGACCAGAGTTCTCCGGCATGGTAATGCTGGACGACTACAACAAACCGGTGGACATGCTCAGCGAGTCCCGGCGTAAAAGTGCGAATACGCTGCTGGTAAACACCATTCGCTCACGCCGCGGCGATAAGTCGAAAGAACACCCGACGCCATTTGTAAGCATCCAGCAGCGCCTGCACACCGACGACGCAACTGGCTTCATGCTTGCCGGCGGAATGGGTGTGCCGTTTCACCATGTCGCCATACCGGCCATGATCGACGAGAAGTACATTCAGTCGCTCGATGAACCATGGCGTTCTCTCTGTTGGCAGACGGTCAAAGATACCGATTCTGTGGTCGTGGGTGGCGTTCGCTACTGGTCTTACTGGCCGCAGATGGAAGACGTCAACGACCTTCTGCAACTGTGGGAAAAGGATCGCTATACCTTCCTGTCGCAATACCAGCAAAACCCGATGGCACTGACTGGCGGGATCATCGACACCAGCTGGTTCAGAACGTACACCACGCTGCCGAAGCTCACGCATCGTGCTGTGTACGTCGATACGAACAGCGGAAAGGTAGAGGACTGGCTGGATTACACCGTGTTTACGCTGGCTGGCATGGGCGTGGACGGGAATCTTTACATCATCGATGTCGTCCGCGGTCGATGGGACCCGGAGGACCTCCTGAAGAAAGCGGAAGAGGTTTGGGAGAAATGGCGCCTGTCCGGGTCCATGCGGGTTATGCCGCTTCGCCATATGGCCATTGAAGAGAAACAGGCCGGTCAGGGCCTCATCACTACCCTGAAAAAGCGCAGCCAGACGCCCGGGCAACTCGCTATCCCGGTAAGGGAAATTCCCCGTGGAACCGGGCAGAACAAGCTTGTTCGCTGCCTGAACGTTATTCCGCAAATCAAAACCGGGAAAGTCTTTGTCCCCGCAACGCACACCGACGACGGCCAGAAGCTATCCAGCATCTTCTACGAAGACGGGACGATCGCGGGCTCAACAGACTGGGTGCTGACGGCGATGACGGAATGCGCCGCTTTCTCCGCTGATGACAGTCACGACAACGACGACATCCTTGATACCTGGATGGACGCAATCGACGACAACCTGATTTCCGGCCCGCAGCCGATGGTTATCGACCCGAATCAACTCAGGAGAATTTAAGTGTGGTGGTTTAAAAAGAAAGAAGTCGCCGCGCCTGAGCCGGCTAAAGAACCTGAAGCGCCGAAAGTCGGGATTAGGCCGGAAGCTGTGGCTGACGTCCGTGCAGCGCCGAGAAGAGAGTTTCAGCGCTACGAACCTCCGAAAGGCGTGATCCCTGAGGCCATCAAAAGCGCCATTCTGGCAATGGACTCCACGCCTTACGATGCCCTCAATGCTGCGTATGGCGGTTACGGCTACGGCGACTTCGAGAGCTTCCCCGGCTATCCGTACCTGGCCACGCTGGCGCAAAAACCCGAATATCGCAAGATGGTGGGAACCATTGCGGAAGAAATGACCCGCAAATGGATAAAGCTCAAAACCGTCGGCGATGAAGACAAAGCGGATCGGGTAAAGAAACTCGAAGAGGCCATGAAGCGGTTTAAGGTGCGCGAGCGCTTTAAAGAGGCCGCAGAGCATGATGGCTACTTCGGAGGCGGCCAGATTTACATCGACGTTCGTTCGCCGCGGGGAATCTCCGCATGGATGGACGACAATGAGCTGCAATCGAAGCTCTTCATGAGCGACAAGAAGATCACGAAAGGCAGCCTCCAGGGTTTCCGGGTAATTGAGCCTATCTGGACCTACCCGGGGATTTATAACTCCGACAACCCGCTGAGCCCGGATTTCTACAAGCCGACGCAGTGGTTTGTCATGGGCCGGACCGTACATGCAAGCCGCATGATTGACTTCGTTTCTCGGCAGGTGCCTGACCTGCTGAAAGCATCGTATAACTTTCGCGGCTTGTCTCTCTCGCAGATCGCCGAGCCTTACGTGAATAACTGGCTACGCACCCGCGACAGCGTCAGCGATATGATTCACTCCTATTCGATACCGGTTTTCAGTACCGATATGAGCCAAATCCTGACAGGCGGCGCAGCGGATACGCTGATTTCACGTCTGCAGATCATGAATCAGTGTCGTGATAACCGCGGTGCGTTCGCCGTCAATAATGACCCGAACAAGCCAGAGACTGTGGGGTTCGTCAGCGCGCCTATAGCTGGTCTGGATGCCCTGCAGACCCAATCGCAGGAGCAGATGTCATCGGTATCAAGCATTCCGCTGGTCAAACTATTGGGCATTACGCCCAACGGCCTCAATGCATCGTCTGACGGCGAAATACGCGTTTTCTACGATTTCATTCACGCCCTGCAGCAGTCTGTTTTCAAAGACAACCTGAAGCGTGTGATGGACATCATTCAGCTCTCTGAGTTTGGCGACATTGACGACGGGATCACCTTCGACTTTGAGCCTCTGTACGAGATGAGCGCTAAAGAGCGGGCGGAAATCCGCAAAGTAGACGCGGACACTGACGCTGTCTATGTGGCTGCCAGCGTACTTTCAGGCAACGAAGTCCGCGAAAAAATTGCCGGTGACCCTGACTCGCCTTATCACTCTCTGGACCTGAATGATGACCTCGAAATCGAAGACGACTACGACGAAGAGGAAGAAACAGACCCTGACGATAAGGGCGGTTCATCCTAACGCTGGCGTAGAAGCATGGTACCGCCGACAGCTTGATAAGCAGGTGCAGGAAATGCAGGCGTCCGTCGTCTACTGGCTCTCGGCAAACTACCGGGCCAGTGGTGCGGCGGTTGCCATGGATGCGTCTCCGGCAGTGATGATGCGCAACGCTATGCAGAAGCTTGCTAAGCGCTGGACGCTGCGGTTTGATGACATGGCGCAAAAGCTGGCTGACAGGTTCGCTAACGATGCCATGAAGAACGCAGATGTATCGCTGGCCACGGCCTTTAAAGACGCGGGATTTACCGTCGAGTTCAAAATGACCTCGCAGATGAATAACGCGCTTCAGGCGACCATCGCCGAAAATGTCGGCCTTATCCGATCCATCCCGGAGAAGTATTTCACTGAGGTGGAAGGTCTGGTTATGCGGTCGGTAGCGCGTGGACGCGACCTGTCCTATCTCACCGATGAACTCCAGAAGCGATATGGGATTACCCGGCGCCGGGCGGCGTTCATAGCCCGAGATCAGAACAACAAGGCTACATCAGTCGTTCAGTCGGCACGGCAGCAGGCGCTTGGCATTACGCAAGGCATCTGGAAGCACTCCCACGCAGGAAAAAAGCCTCGCCAGTCCCATGTGAAAGCTAATGGCCAGCTGTTTGACCTCTCGAAAGGGATGCTCATTGATGGCGAGCACATCTTGCCCGGCGAATTACCAAATTGTCGTTGCACCTGGGAGGCTGTCATTCCAGGGCTTTCAAAACAGGATTGATCAATGAAGCCTACAGAGTGCTTAGCTTTCGATCGCGCCTCTGTGCGCACCATCGACGCAAATGGCCGCCTTCAGATTTCACGAACGAATATCAGTAAGGCAAACGTCAATGCCTACTATGGGCGCGAGATACCAAGAAGCGAAGAGCTTGGGCTCGAACCTGACAAACTTTACCGGCTTTGGCGCCACCCGGATGAGCTCCGGAAAGCAGCCAAAACCTTCAATAACATCCCCGTGCTCAGCAAACACATCCCCGACTTTCCCACCGACCCGCCCAATGAATTTCGTGTTGGCGTGACGCACTCCAATGCGGAGTTTGACGGCACGTATCTCACGGTTGGCATGTCGATCTGGGATAACAGCGCGATTGCTGGAATTGAGAGCGGAGAGCAGCGAGAGCTATCTGCATCGTACAAGTACGTCGCAGACATGACCCCGGGTGTTACCCCTGACGGCGAGCCTTATGACGGCGTTATGCGTGACATTTTCGGAAACCACGAAGCGTTGGTCCCTGACGGCCGCGCAGGGCCAGATGTACTGGTCGCAGATTCATTACCACCGGAGCTTAATCACATGCGTAAACATAAGGTAGCGGCGATCCGCGCCACCCTTAAGCCACTTCTGGCGCAGGATGCTGATCTGGAGGCAGAAGTCCGCAAAGCTCTTCTGGCTCTTGATGAGGCCGAAAAGGAAGACGAAAAAGAAAACAAACCCGCCGACGACGAAGACGACGACGAGAAGGATAAGAAAAAAACAGCGGACGATGAGGACGACGAAGACGACAAGGACAAGAAGAAAACCGCCGATGACGAAGACGATGAAGAAGACGACAAAGTCTCCAAAACGGCGATGGACTCTGCGATTCGTCTGGCGGCCGACAGCGCGACCAAAAAGGCAGCGGAAAACTTCCGCAAGGTTCGCGAAGCCGAACAGATTGTTCGCCCGCTGATCGGCGACGTCGTTGCCATGGACTCAGCTGAAGATGTCTATCGCACCGCGCTTGAGCAAAGCGGCGTGGATATCGCAGGCGTTCACCCGTCCGCTTATCCGGCGATGGTCAAAATGGCGATCAGCCAGAAAGAAAATTCACGCCCTGTCATTGCGCAGGATTCCGCTTCCGTCAGTGAGTTCGAAAAAGCATTCCCGACCGCTGGCAAACTGAAACGAGGTTAACATGGCAGGTTTTCAGACACGAATTAACCAGTATCCGGCCCCCGGTGTCGAAGGGGCCTTTGCTGGCACTAACCCTCACGCGACCTATCAGGCTGGCGAGGGTGCTCTGGTTGCTGGTGAGGACGGCCTGACTGTCGGCCGCTTTGCCTGGGACGTCGACGGCGTGGCTTCCAATGCCGGTAGCGGTGTTCCGTCTGGCTTTGTCCATCGTGATGGGCAGGCGTCGATCACCATCTGGCTGGGTCAGGCATCCATGCTTATCCAGCCGGGCCGCGAAATCACCCTGATGGTTGCCGGTGACTTCTGGGCCAAAACGTCAACCGCTGCCACCCGCGGGCAGAAGGTTTTTGCATCCCTGACCACCGGTGAAGTGCAAGTCGCCGCAGCCGGCGCAACCGTGGCCGGTTATATCGAGACCGCATTCTATGCCGCAAGCGATTGTGACGCTGGCGAGCTGGTCAAAATCAGCACCTGGAGCAAGTAATGAACGAATTTCAGCGACACTACGCCGCAGCCAGCGGGAAATATGGCATTGTGCTGCCCGGCGCGAAGGACTACCTGAAGCCGGAGTTTGCGGAGAATTACGCGCTGGCGATGGACGCCCAGCCGCAAATGGTTACTGCGAATAACGCCGGTATCCCGGCCTACTTCACGAACTATGTCGATCCGGAACTTATCCGCGTTCTCGTTACGCCGATGAAGGCCGCAGAGATTATCGGTGAAGTGAAAAAGGGCGACTGGACCACGCTGACCTCGCAGTTCCCGATCGTCGAGTCGACTGGTGAAACCAGTGCTTACGGCGACTTCAACAACAACGGCATGACGTCCGCCAACGTCAACTGGGTTCCTCGCCAGTCATTCCATTATCAGACTCACACCCGCTGGGGTGAGCGCGAGCTGGACATGTACGGCGCCGCACGTATCAGCTATGCCTCCGAGCTCAACGTGGCCTCTGCACTTGTGCTGAACAAGTTCCAGAACAAGTCCTACTTCTACGGCATTGCCGGGCTTGAAAACTTCGGACTGCTCAATGATCCGTCTCTGAGCGCGCCGGTAACTCCGGCGGCGACTGGTTCCGGCGGTGGCGTTACCTGGGCAACGAAAGACGGGCAAGCCGTATATGACGACATTTCCGGTCGTCTCTATAAGCAACTGGTCTCTCAGACCAAAGGCCTGGTAGAGCGCACCGATCGCATGGTGCTCGGCATGTCGCCGGAAATGGAAGTGAACCTGACCAAGACGAACCAGTACAACGTGAACGTCACTGATCAGCTGAAGAAAAACTTCCCGAACCTGCGTATCGAAACCGCTGTTGAATACAGCACCGACGCCGGTGAGCTTGTGCAACTGATTGTTGAGCGTCTGGGTGAGCAGGACACCGCTTACGCAGCATTCACCGAGAAGATGCGCGCCCATGCTGTCGTGGTGGAAGAGTCTTCCTGGCGGCAGAAAAAATCCGGTGGCACCTGGGGTGCAATCATTCGTCAACCGCTGGGCATCGCCAGCATGATCGGGGTGTAACATGGCCGAAACAGTAACTGTAGGATGCAAACTGCCTAACGGCCTGATCCTGGAGCAGGGTGCGTACAAAGTGGAGCTTAACGGATCCAACTCCTCTATCGTTGTCGGCGGCTACGGCCTGACCGAAAACGTAGATAAGGAAGCCTTTGAGGCGTGGCTGGCAGTACATGCTGATCAGCCATACGTTCGCAAAGAACTTGTGTTTGCTCAGGCGAAAACCAGCAGCGCTCAGGCGAAAGCGAATGAAAACGCTTCGGAGAAAACCGGTCTGGAAGGTCTGGATCAGAACAATCCGGCCCCGGGCATTGAGAAGGCGGACAAAAAATAATGGCGATCGTTGTCTTTGATGTTGCCGCATTTCGTGAGCGTTATCCGGAGTTCGATGCCGTAAGTAATACGCTGCTGAATGCGTACTTCACGGAGGCAACGATTTACCTTGATAACACGGACCACAGCCTGGTGGCGGATGTTGCTGTCCGTGCTGTCTTCTTGAATATGCTGGTTGCTCACATCGCGGCTTTGAATTCAGGCGTAAACGGCGAGAAGGCTTCTGGTCTGGTAGGTCGGGTGGCAAGCGCATCGGAGGGATCTGTATCGGTTTCGACTGACGCGGGCCCTTCCAGCGCGTCATCGTGGTGGTATCTCCAGACGCCATACGGTGCGGCTTACTGGCAAGCCACGGCTCCTTATCGCACTGTGCGATATGTCCCTGGCTCATCCCCTTCAATGTACCCTGGGCATTACAACCGCCGTTCATTCATCCGGAGGTAGCTATGGATGGAATGTCAGGCGGCGACAAGCTGATGGAGCACCTGCAGTCGATCGCAAAGGGTCTGTCCTCTGGCGATGATTTAAAGGTGGGTTTCCTTGAGGGGGCTAAGTACCCCGACGGGACGCCGGTAGCGCTTGTGGCGGCCACCAACGAATTCGGCGGCACGGTAAAAATCCCGGCGCATACCAGGGATTTGAACTTTTACGTTCGCCGCGACGGCGTTTCGCGCTTCGCAAAGCCATCGAAGGCCAATTTCGCGCAGTCAGTAATGATACCCGAGCATATCGTTACGATCCCATCCCGACCGTACTTCAGGAAGACCATTTCCGAACATGGGCCGGAGTGGGGCGGGGAACTTGGGAAACTCATGAAAGCCAACGATTTTGACGCCAGGAAAAGCCTGGCTCTGATGGGGGAGCGGATTAAGGGGCAGATTCAGTCGTCAATCATCGCCTTTTCTGAACCGCCGAACGCAAAAAGCACGGTCGACAAAAAAGGGTTTAATGACCCGTTAATCGACTCGGCCCACATGCTGAACTCGGTCGACTACGAGGTGAAAGAGTGAATCTTCATTCCATAGTGCGAAGCGCCATTAGCGCGGTTAATCCTCGCGTCGAGGCGCAGATTTACCGCTCGATCGGACCAATCAAAAACCCGGATTACTCGACTTCTCCTGGCTTCGCGCCGCCGGTAACGATGATGGTGCAAAAGCAGGCGCTGAGTCAGGCTGATATCAGGCATATGGATAATATGAACATCCAGGGTGTGCTGGTCAGTATCTGGACGGATGGCAACTGGTGTGGGATTAACAGGGATCGGCAGCAGGGCGGCGATAAGTTCGTTATCGGCAATGAAACGTGGCTGGTCGTGGATGTGCCTGAAATCTGGCCGGACTGGACGAGGGTTATCGCATGTCAACAATTGACGTAGGCCTGCAGGTCACTGAAAGCGATCTGTTTAAGGCGACTGGCGATTTCCTTTCTGTCCTCTTCCCGGATTCAGAGATCACGCAGACTCAGCAAAATCAGACCCCCATGCCGAAAGGCGGTTTCATTACTATGACGCCGCTTTTTCTGACGGACCTCTCAACCAGTGCTGTCAATTACGAGTATGACGGCGTTAGCGATTACGGGCGGGCAGAACTTTGCCGCGTTGATGAATGGCAATGTCAGCTCGATTTCTACGGAGATCAGGCGCAAAACAATGCCACCATCTTTTCGCGCATTGCCCGCTCCGAATTCGCATGCACCTGGTTCAGGGAAAACGCAAATGTCCTGGTGCCGCTATATTCCGGCCCCCCGCGGCAAACCTCGATGATCAACGGCGAGAAACAGTGGGAATCCCGCTGGACGCTTGAATTCCACGCAAACCCGCTGATTGTCGTCAGCGTTCCTCAGCAGTTTATGACAGGCGCAGATGTGATATCGCAGCCGGTCGACGTGAGATTTCCTCCGGAGAAATAATAAATGGCAATTTCGCTATCAAAAATCGCCCAGATGCTTCCCGGCGTACTGAAGGCGACAGGGACGGCTATTGATCTCAATGGCCTGTTTCTGACCGACAGCGCATACGCGCCGGTTGGTGCAGTACCCTCATTTTCCAGTGCAGATGAGGTAAAGGCGTACTTCGGCAGCGCGTCGATTGAGTACACCGCCGCGGTGCTGTATTTCGCCGCATTCACCGGTAAAACACAGATGCCTGGCAAGCTGTATTTTAGCCGATTCAATACCGCAGCAGTGGCGGCATTCCTTCGTTCCGGATCGCACGCCGCGACCACGCTGGCACAGCTCAAGTTGCTTTCGGGTACGCTGACTCTGACCGTTGACGGTACGGAGGAGACTTCTGCGGCTATCAACCTCAGCGGCGCCACCAGTTTTGATAACGCGGCAGAGCTGATTGAAACAGGCATTGGCTCCTCGGTTGTAGTGACCTGGGATAGCGTGCTGAAGAAATTCATCATCACCTCTGCCACCACAGGCGTGGATAGCACCATTACCTTTGCCGATGAAGGTACGCTTGCTACGGGTCTGAAACTGACCGAAGCGACCGGCGCGGTGATCTCTCAGGGTGCGGCGCCGGCAGTGGTTGACGATATCTTTACTGCCATTCTGGCCAAAGAGCAGGACTGGGTAACATTCTCCACGACGTTCGCTGTCACCAAAGACCAGGCTAATGCGTTTGCGCTCTGGACAAACAGCCAGAACCACCGCTTTGCCTATGTCCCATGGGACGCATCAGGAACGGCAATCGTGGCGGGCAGCTCGAATGCACTGGTGTACGACATCATCAACACCTACGCCTATAACGACACCTGCCCGGTGTATGGTTACCCGAACCACGCAGCAAACGCGATGGGGTTTGTGGCTGCGCTGAACTTCACGCAGGCCAATGGGCGCTGTTCGCTGAATGGTCGTCAGGTGTCAGGCCTGCTGCCGATGATCAGTAACGATACTGATTACGAGGCGGCCAAGGCCAACGGCTATAACTTCTACGGCAACTATGCCTCGAATGCAGTCGAAACCAACCAGTGGGCGCCCGGCTCTATTACCGGTGATTACGCCTGGCTTGACGCATGGGCTGGTCAGGTATGGGTAAATGCTCAGCTTCAGGCGGCTCTCGTTGCACTGTTCCAGCAGGCGAGCAATCTGCCCTACGCAGCAGCCGGAAAAGCTCGCATTGAGTCGTGCATGAAGCCGACCATTGAGCAATTCAGGGCGTGGGGCGGCATGACGGCGGGCACCGATCTTGACCAGTCGCAGATCGACCAGATTAACGCCATCGCTGGCGTCGATGTTACGGATTCGCTTCTGGCTGAAGGGTATTACGTCTACATCGGCCCGTTCACCCCGGCAATGCGCGCCGCGCGTACCAAGCCAACGGTTTACTTCTGGTACACCGACGGCGGGATCATCCAGGGTATCACCGTTAACAGCACGGAGGTGCAGTAATGGCCGGTCAAAATATTACGTCGGCAGACGCGATCATTGAGCTGGTAATCGCTGAGCTCTACCCGTCAGGGTTTAACCTGGAGCAGTTCGAAGCGCAAAACATCTTCGAAATGGGTGATACCGACATGGCAGAGTACCAGCGTACTGCTGACGGGAAACTGCTGGGCGGTTTTGTTTATGGTGATCTTCCGTGGACTTTCCATCTGGCGGCATCATCCCCGTCGATTAAGTACATCGACAACTGGCAAACCACGCAGATGACCACGCGGTCTGTGCTGCGTGTCAATGGTACGGTGATCCTGCCGTCGCTGGGTAAAAAGTACATTATGACCAACGGTATCTTGCAGCGCGCACGCCGCATGCCGTCTGCCGGCCGTGTGCTTCAGCCGGTAACTGGACTCATCCAGTGGGAAACTGTCACCCCGGCAGACTACTCAGCGTAAACAATCAGCCCGGATAAGTCCGGGCTTTTTTATTGCCAGATCACTCATTCAGGAAACAAAAATGGCTCGTAAAAGCATCGTATTCACGGTTGAAGCAGATAACCGTGACAAGGGTAAGCAGTTCAAAATCACCGAAATGCCGGCGAGAAAGGCCGAAGAGTGGGCGATCCGCCTGGCGTGCGCCGTAATTGGCGCCGGCGTTACCGTTCCCGACAATATGATGATGGCCATCGGTGCTTCGGTAGCTCCGGCCCCAGCCGAGGATAACGCAGAGGCTCGCGAGCTGTACGAAAGCGTGATGGCCAGCGGTATGGCCGGTCTCGCCCAGTGGGGTATCACTTCACTGGCTAAAGTTCCGTTCGCACAGTCTAAACCTCTGCTTGATGAGTTGCTTGGCTGCGTGAAATTCCTCGGCGGTAACGGTATCGAAACAGCGCTTGTTGACGAAGGGCAGATCGAAGAAATCAGCACCTGGTCGCGCCTGAAAATCGAAGCCTTCAAACTCCATATCGCTTTTGTAGCAGCCACCGCAAGTTAGAAATCCCCTTATCCGTTCCTGAAGATTCAGATCGCGGCTTCATACAGTATGCGAATGTACCGCGCACTATTGCCGCGGTGATCTCCGGGAAAATGGCGACACTCCACGAACTGGACACCGTATACAGCGTCCAGGATATGTGGTGGCTGATTGAAATAATGACCGTGGATAACACCAACAGAGCCATAGCGGAGAGTGATCATGGCAGCAACGGTAATTGACGCCCTCCTGGTTACGCTGGGCCTTGATACTTCTCAGTTCCGCAAAGGCCAGCAGGAAGTCAGTGATGACCTGAAAAAGCAGCGCGAAGACGCCAAAAATACCGCCAAGGAAATGGCGGAGCAGGGCAAGAAAGCAGCTACGTTCTTCAGCAGCATAAAGACGGAATTGTTGGCACTGACTGGCGTTACTGTCACTGCCGGCGGCCTGATGAGCCTTGTTAAAAATACCACGTCTAGCCTGATGGACCTTTCCATTCAGTCAAAGGCTCTTGGCATGACAGCCAGGGAACTTGATGGTTTCGGAAAGGCTGCAGAATCAGCCGGAAGCTCTTTTGAGAGGATCACGGCCGCCTTGCAGGGTTTTCAGGCTGCAAAGCAAGGCTCTCTATTTGGGGATACCAGCAGCCCGATCTTTAGCGGAATGCGAATGCTTACGGCGTTAACTGGTGATACTTTTGACGTCTATTCAAAGGATGCCAAGTCACTTGCAAGGTCTTATCTGGAGTCACTCAGGAAAGTTAAAGACCCAAACATTCGGCGCCAGATTGGTGCTATGGGTGGCTTCGATGATGCCACCATTCAGCGAAACCAGGAGGGTAGATTTCTTCCGGATGTTGACCGCTTAACAAAAAGCTCTGGAATAACTGACGCCTCTGTTAAGGGGGCGAAAGAGTTTACAGAAGCATGGGTGGTGCTCAACCAGAACCTCGAAACCACTAAAAACCAGTTTTACACGTTCCTTATTCCGTATGTGCGTGAGTTTAATGGCGTTCTTCTTCAGTTATCAAACTGGATGAAATCTCATCCAGATGAGATGAGACAAAAGGTCGAGTCCTTCTTTGGTGCCATTGAGAGCGGAGCTAAGGTGGCAGATAACGCTGCGAGATCTGTTGGTGGTTGGGAAAACGCGATCAAGCTACTCATCGGCTTAAAGGTTGCGACATGGGTGATGGGAATCACAAAGGCTTTTACTGGATTGTTCGCCCTCACACCACCTGCGTGGTTTGTCGCTGCCAGTGCTGTGGGTGTAGGGGCTTATCAGAACATATCCAATGCCGCAACCAAAGCAGACCATACTGATTCTCTTTGGGAGTCAATAAAACAGCGCTGGTCTGCAGGTGGTTGGTATAACAATCAGCAAAATATACAAGCTGTATCACCGGAGCAAAGAAAGAAAGATCAGGATGAGCGCTCATTCTGGGAATCAACTAAAAATCTTCTTTCACAGGCTGTGAATGCATTAATTTCTCCGGCTGGGGCAGCATCCATGCAGCCAAATATTGTTGGCGGCTACCAGCCAAATGTCCCGCTTAACGCGCAGGCCGCTCGCCTTGGCGCCAAAGGGAAGGCATTTCTTCAGGCAATGGCTGGCGAATTCGGGGCGCTGGAAGGTAAATATGGCCTACCTGCCGGGCTGCTCTCTTCGGTAGCTGCTACTGAATCAGGTGGTGATCCGTTTGCGGAGTCGAAGGCCGGAGCCAAAGGCTTGTTCCAGTTCATGCCTGGCACAGCAAAGGACATGGGGCTCAAAGGTCGTGATGTTTACGATCCCCACAAGTCTGCAGAGGCAGCAGCGAAATATCTGAGATGGTTAATGGATGCCACCGGCGGCGATCTGGAAAAAACTCTTGCTTCCTATAACTGGGGGCTCGGAAACGTCCAGAAGAAAGGCATGGATAACCTGCCGTCGGAAACTCGTAATTACGTCCCCAAAGTCATGGCCGGAATGCGTCCCGGCGCCGGTATGGCCGTAGACCGCGCGATGCCGGGTCAGGCTGGCGGTGTTTATAACTTTTATGGCACCAAAATCACTACACAGGCCCAGAACGTGGAACAGCTTACCAGCGACATCAAAAAGCACGGTGACAACCGCGTCATGCTAATGGCTGGCTACTCAGGACAATAACTCATGTCGTTTTCTCTGAATGTCTCGACAGTGCTATCCGCCATTCAGGGAGGAAGCCTGTTATCCGTCCTTAACAGCGCCCTGTCGCCAACCTACCGGATCACCTATAACACCGTTGACAAGTCGCTTTTGACGGCTGCAGCCGGGCAGGAGGTTTTCGCTCCTTCCGGCTGGGTTAGCGTTGATCGCTACGGTGATGCGGCAGTGACTAAGGGGCCGGTAGAAAAGGGCCGGTACACGTCCTATAACAAAGTGAAACAGCCGTCTGAACTCAGGATCATTTTTGCCCTTGAGGGGTGGACGGCTTTTTCCGGGTCACTGCCTAACCTGACCAATTTCTCTCTGCTGAGCCGGAACAATTTCATTCAGAAACTGGATGAGATGAAAAACACGGCCAGCACCTACAACATCGAGACGCCGGACACGGTGTATTACAGCTACGATCTGACCCACTTCGATTATTTTGTGGGGTCATATCGCGGGCAGACGTTGTTGATGGCGAACTGCACTTTCGAGGAGATAATGGATAGCGGTGAAGTAATTATCGCTAACGGGGTTTCCGGTAAGGCTCCGACAGATAACGACAAAACAAACAATAAGGGCGCTGCAAAAACAGAGGTAATCACTGCTTCAACTAAAGAAGTAACGCTTACTGACGCAAAAAACGCATGGACAAGCGGGAATACATCGCTATCAAGCGCCCTTGATCTTACCGGGAGTGCCATAGTTTCAGGTGTCAATTCGGCGGCCAAATCGGTATCTCAAGTATGGGATAACTCATCAACAGCGGTCGCAAAACAGATCAAAAGCACGGTGGCTGATTTTCTTAAAAATAAGGTGATGTGACATGCAGGAAATTAGCTTATCACCGTCACTATCTCAAAAGGTCTATGTCACGCTTGGCGGCCAGAACTGCGCGATAAAGCTTCATCAGCGCTCAACTGGATTCTACATAGACCTGTATGTTGATGACACTGCAATTATGCAGGGTGTTCTCTGCCTTAACTGTATATACCTTGTCAGATATAAGTATCTTGGATTTAATGGCGATCTCATTTTTGTAGACACAAAAGGGGATTCCAATCCGGTTTATGACGAAATAGGGACGCGCTTCAAACTTTATTATGCGACGAGTGATGAGGTGGGCCGATGAGTTACAAGGAAAGAGAGATAACGGTTGAGTTTACTCTGGCCAATGGCACCTTTGACGGTAAAAAAGGTAACACGCTCATAGCCGAAGGGTTCAAGTGCGAGCTTTCTGTTTCGGCTTATGGGGGAGCTACCGGTACGATGATGGAGCTTAGCCTGTGGGGCTTATCCCTTGATAACATGGCTAAATTGACTACCAACTCCGAAAAATTCTTCGGTGAGCAGCAAAACGCCATACGGGTTTTTACTGGAGATGTTTGCGTGTTTATGGGCACGATAATATCTGCCAGGGTAAATCTGAATCAAATGCCTGATGCTCCGATTGAAATAACGGCCTCCGCTATTGGAAAGGAAAAGCTTGTCGTATGCGAGCCAACTTCAATTGAAGGTGAAGCGTCTGTCGCTGATATGATTAAAGCACTGGCCTCTAAGGTGGATTTGAAGTTCGTAAATGTTGATGTTAAATCGGTGCATAGCAACCCCTATTATGAGGGAAATGCTATTGAGCAAATTCAGAAAATTGCGGCCGACCATAATATCATCGCAGATATAGACTTTGGGACGGTTACAATCTACACAGGGAAAAGCCCTATTGACTCTGTAGTTCCATTTATATCTCCAGAGAATGGATTAATTGGCTACCCTATTTTTTATGATATTGGTATAAATTTTCGCTGCATTTATTCACCGTCAATAAAGCTGGCTCGAAAAATAAAACTGGAAACCTCTCTCCCTCATGCAAGCGGGGATTGGATAGTCCAGTATGGAACCACTCATTACTTGTCATGCAGGGTCCCCGGTGGTCTGTGGGAAACGTTCGTTGTAGCTTATCCGGGATTTGTATTTGGAGTATGAAATGCTTACCAAGCAAAAGCCTAGTGACATGTCGTGCCAGGGGAACGCTGTTCTTTCGCTTATAGCCGGAGCCATAAAGGGCTGCGTATTTGCCGATATCGTCATAGTCAAAAAAGTGAATGGGAAGACCCTTACCGTTTTTCCTCTGGTTACTGGAACAAACGCTTCTGGCGGATCAATTGAAAACCAGGATGTTTACAATGTTCCATTCATTCAGTACCAGGCTGGAAATAGTTCGGTACAAATGACGCCCAGAGTAGGTGATATTGGCCTGGTGATTGCCTGTGATAAAGACATCACAAATGTGAAAAAAACTAAAGGCGGAGGCCCTCCACCAACTCAGCGGCGCCACTCATACTCGGATGCTGTTTACATCACGGCTATAGCCAGTTTGAACGATGAACCCACGGAGTTTGCTGAGTTTACAGGCAGCGGCATAAACATACAGAGCCCTGGAGTGGTTAACATAAACGGCCTGAAAGTCCATCCGAACGGACAGCTTGAGCTTGTCGACGGTTCCATCGTTGATGGTCATACTCATGGTGGAGTAGTATCAGGAGGAAGCCGAACCGATCCTCTGGAGCCGTGATGATGATTAAACATTCCTTGCTATTTTCAATTCTGCTAATAACCACCACTCTTTCATATGCAGAGACGCTTGATGATTTTTTCAATAAAAATAAAGATCTAAACAATGATATTGAGATTAGATTAGCTATAAAAGAGAAAGCCTCTCAACTTGCTTTGTCAGAAGCATATGATGAGGGAGCAAATGACCTCTCTGCCAGGAGTGGCAGGCTGATGCGGGAGGATGGTGGTAGTTATGCTAGATATGCGGTCAAAACTCTTGTTGATGCTTGCAATAACATTGGCCCCTATCAAAGCATGCTTGACGATCCGGCGTGCAAAAGGCTAGAAGGTAAGGTTGCTGGCATAAAATAATGAAAGCCCACCATTGTGTGGGCTTCTTCTTAGCCGAACCTGTCTTTAAAGCTGATGTCACTTTTTCTTTTTTTCATTTTGCTATTGCAGTTCGGACAAAGGTGTTGCTTTTTGCCGTCGATCTTCCAGGTGTAGTAGTTCCGTTTAAAACCTGTGCCGCATACATCGCAACGCCTTGGTTTGAAAAGGTTAACGAGAAACACTATTACGATTACGCCAATAATCCATTCCATCATGTTCTCCAGAGGTTTTGCTATTTATCGTTGTCAAGATAACCCATGCGCTTCCCAAGGATTGCAGCAAGCCTTCTGTTATGCTCCTCTCCCTCACGAAGAATTGCAGCGGTAAAGGGATCTCTTTTCTCCAGTTCGGCAAGAAACGCAGCCTTTTCCTCTGGCGTGGATTTTGAATCCAGAGCCGCCTGGGTTGAGTCAAAATCGACAATGTCGGTTTCAGCTATCAGCTTTTCTGTCTCCAGCGCATCCTGAAGGATCTGGACAATCTCAGAGTTCATAGACCTGCCGTTCCGCTTGGCGCGATCGGCTATGGCATCGCGCATGCCAACAGGCAACCTTACATTAAACCTGTCCATTTCTTGGCTAGGGAATTTGCTCATAAGTCCTCAAAGTTTCAATTTCGACGACAAACAATAGCACCAACTTGACATTGTTTTAAATGGTGCTAAATTGGTTCTAGTTCCAAATTGGTTTGGTGCTAAAACGGAGGAGAATATGAAAGACCTGTTACATAGCCAGCGCGTGATCGAGCAGTTCTCACTGAGACTGCCGGAAAGAGTCAAGAAAGCAGTTCAGGAAAAAGCAGAAGAAGAGGGGTTGTCATTGAATGCAGCGATCGTTCAGCGGTTGGTTTGGAGCTTAAAAAACGATGAGAAAATGTTCGGCGCCTAAAAACAACGAAACCCCGAAGGCTGCCACCTCCGAGGTCTCTAATTTACCAGTTAACTACGGGAAAACTGACATGACTAGTTTAGCAATTGCAGATCGTACAATCAACGTGCCTTTCTACGGCAACTCTCTTTTTGTAGTTGAGCATAACGGCGAGGCCTACACGCCGATGAAACCGATTGTTGAGGGGATGGGGCTGGACTGGAAATCTCAGCACAAAAAGATTTCTCAGCGCTTTTACAAAGGTATGGTGGAAATCACCATACCCTCAGTTGGTGGTATTCAGTCAATGATTTGCCTCGCCCTGCGCAAGCTGGCAGCCTGGCTGAACAGCATCAGCCCCAACAAAGTCCGTCCTGAAATTCGCGATAACGTCATTCGCTACCAGGAAGAGTGCGACGACGTTCTTTACGAGTACTGGACGAAAGGCGAGGTTAAGAACCCGCGCAAGGCTAAAAAGTCACTACCCGGCAAAATCACCCCTGAGCAGCAGGAAGCCATTAAGCAACTGGTAATGACTCGCGGCAAGGCGCTGCCGAAAGAGAATCAGGCCAAAGCGATGATCACCATGTGGTCTTCACTGAAATCTCACTTTGGTTGCAGTTACAAAGAAATCAACGACGACCAGTTTACCGAGGCGCTTTCTATCGCTGCGCGTGTGCCTCTTGAGGGTGAATTTCTTGGCAAGCAGGAAACGCTACCAGCACCTAAGTTTGGCCTAAACATTCCGCTTCAATGGTGGATCGATAACAACCCGTTGGTTCGCAGTGGCAACCTGTCATTTGGGAAGTCTCTAACAGCCCCGTCCTTTGACGTGACGATGGAGATGCTTTGTGGTGACAACTCGACATCTGCGGCCATTCGCCTGATTAACGTTCTGGAGGAGGCTGGCTTTGATGTATCAGCGCCGAAGGCCGAAATTGTAGCGATGCGAAAACATCTGGGTAATGTCGAGTACGGCATGAAGGCTATCGCAGACGCTTGCCGCCGGGCGGGAAATAAAACCATCTCGTTCCGTGGCGGAAAGGCTGAATATGTGATTGGTTAACCAACTACGAAATTTTCGTAAACAACACAAACCTCGCTTCGGCGGGGTTTTTTTATGGGCGAAATCCATGAAAACAATCTCTCTCAAACTCGATACCGATACATGGGATCTTGTCCTTGATGAGCTGGGTAATATCGCCACGGTTGAAAACCCCTACGCCTGCGCTCAGGACGTAGCGACGGCATGCCTGGCTATACGCGGCGAGTGTATTTACGAAAAAGACACCGGCGTTAATTACAAAGAGCTTCTGAACGTTAAGGCCAGCACCGGCGCCATGGCGGCCGCGCTTCAGGTTGAAGCGTTGCGGATGAGCTATATCGCGCGCGCTGAGCCGACGCTGATTAACAACCGTGATACGCGCCGCACTACCGGCGTTATTGCGATCGTGGATACAAACGGCCTGGATTCCAGCGTCACCCTGTGAGGAAAAAATGACGACAATCTCTACGGCGGTACCGGCCGTGACCTTTTCCACCACTGGCCTTGATGTTCCAGATGAGGGAGACATTCTTGCCGGTCGTATAGCAGATATTGGTTCTGCATTCGGGACGGCGATGAGCACGAACCTCAAGACGCCGCAGGGGCAACTGGCTGTCACTGATACGGCAATCATCGCAGACAAGAACGATCAGCTTCTGGCTATCGTCAATAACATGAACCCGGACTTTTCCTCCGGCAGATTTCAGGATGGCATCGGCAGGATTTACTTCCTCGATCGCATTGCTGCTGCGGGTACAGTTGTAACGGCCACATGCTCCGGCGTACCGGGGACGGTGATCCCGGCACAGTCCTATGCAACCGACGATAACGGTTATATGTACGTGTCCCTGGCGGCCGGAACGATAGGCGCAGACGGGACGGTAAAAATTGAGTTCCAGAACCTGACTACCGGGCCGATAGCGTGCCCCATCGGTACGCTGACAAACATCTATGTCGCGGTAAGTGGCTGGTCGAGTATCACCAATGAGACTGCGGGTGTTCCGGGTTCGAATGTTGAAGGGCGATCTGCATTTGAGTATCGCCGTCGCCAGTCAGTGGCACGTAACGCCTTCAACACGGCAGCTGCTGTGCGGGCTGCTGTCCTGGAAGTCGACGGGGTGCTTGATGTTTATGTGATCGACAACAAAGAGCCGACTTCCGTCGAGAAAGGTTCCACGAATTACACGCTGCTGGCCAGCTCGATTTATATCGGGGTTTATGGCGGAGCAGTGGCTGACATTGCAGCGGCCATCAATAAAAAACTTCCCCCGGGCACCGTTATGAACGGTGACACCACTGGGACCGTGCAGGATACCGAAAATTATGACGCCCCTTATCCGGAGTACACCTACAGGTGGAAAACGCTGGATGCGGTGAGCGTTCATATCAAGGTGGAATACGAAGAGAATGATGGCCTTCCGTCAGATATCAACGCGCAGATCAGAGCGGTCGTCCTGAATTCCTTCACCGGCGCAGATGGTGGCACCCGGGCGCGTGCCGGCGCGCGAATTTATGGCAGCCGGTATATCGGCCCTATCCAGGCGCTAGATACACAGAACATGAACGTTCTTTCGGTCCAGATATCCCTGGATGGAACAACCTGGTCTAGTGCGCTGACCATGGGCATTGATCAGGAACCGACTCTGGATGCGACAAACATCATAACGGAGGCGGTAAGTGAATAATGTCGACTGGACGATCTACGCGCAGTACGTGAACTCAACAAGCCTGCGCTCACTGATTGATACCTTTAACGCTTCAGTAGCGCCAGAGGACTGGATAGACACGTTCTATGACCTCGTATTTAACATCGAGACATGTGGCGATTACGGTCTGATGTGCTGGGGTAAAATCGTTGATGTAGGGCGTTTGCTGACCGTGACGCCATCCCAGCAGTTTCTGGGCTTTGGCGAAGCGACCAGCACTCCGGCAGAACTCACCGATCCGCAACCCTTTAACCAGGCACCTTTCTATACCGGTGTACAGGACACAAACACTGTCGTCCTGACCAATGACGCATACCGCAAGCTGATCATGTGCAAAGCGATGGCTAACATCAGCGACTGCACCGTGCCGGTCATGAATCGCATGCTGATGTACATGTTCGGCTCCAGCGGGCGAGCTTACGTGCGTGACGATGGTAACCATGTCATGAGCTACGTATTCGAGTTTCAACTTTCCGAATCTGAGCTGGCCATAGTGCAAAGCTCCGGCGCGCTTCCTTCCCCGCCTGGGGTAAAAGTAAACATCGTTCAGGAGGTCTGAATTGAACAATTCAGCCATGCCGTCACGTCTGACGGTTGTTTTTTCTGCGAGTGGCGACAAAAACACGATCCCGGTCAATTCCACCTCTGAAACGTTGGCTGATGGCCTTGCAGCAATGGACTCAGGATTTCCTCCGCTGACCCGCATCGCTTTATCTGCTGGCGGTAAGCCGCCAAAAGGGCAGGATTTTAATGGGATTTTTAATGATGCCTATACTCGCCTTCAATGGGAGCAAGCAGGAGGTTTCTATACATTCGACTCTGCATTTTCGGCAGCTATCGGTGGATACCCAAAAGGCGCGATTCTTATCAATTCAGCCAGGGATGGATTCTGGCAAAGCACTATCGAAAATAACACGACAAATCCTGATGCTGGCGGTATTGGATGGATTAATTATTCATCCGGACGACTCCTGAACGTGCAGACATTTTTATCATCCGGCACCTATACGCCAACCCCTGGTACTAAGTCGGCTGTTGTTGAAATGGTTGGCGGTGGTGGTGGGAGCGATGCTGCCCCAGCCACTGGAGCGGGGCAGGTATCAATAGTTTCAGGTGGTGGGGCCGGGTCATATGCTAAGGGTAGATTTTCAATAAATTTCACCAGCATTAGCATCGTTGTTGGCGCTGGCGGGCAGGGAGGGACCGCAGCATCTCCGGTTGGCTCTGTTGGTGGTTCGAGCTCATTTGGATCGCTGATGGTTGCGCCTGGCGGAACAAGAGGGCCGTCTGCCGGACCAGCAAATCCACCTTTTCTACCTCAGGGTAATGTCGCATCAAGCACTCCTTCCGGTGCCAATATCATAGGCTCTCCAGGAGCCCCATCTACACCTGCATACGCTAACGCAACCCAGTCATTCCTCGGATCACCTGGGGCAAGTAGCGTTTTTGGAGGCGGGGGATGGGTGCCATCATTTGGAGATCCGGCTATTGATGGACAGGCATATGGTTCAGGCGCATCTGGTTCTTCACAAGGACCATCCTCTCCGGCAGTAAATGGTGCCAGCGGCAAGTCTGGGATTGTAGTTATTTACGAATATTCATGAGAATAAAAGATGGCAATTACTGATACCCAACAGACTGCGCAGTTTGCGGCCAGTGCAGCAGTTAGCGCGGCTGAAGCTAAGCAGTATGCGCTAAGCATAGAAAAGCCAATCATTGATATTGCTGAATCTGTCGATGAAGCTAAGAATGCCGCTATAGCTTCAGGAATGTATTTCGATGAAACAAAAGACATTGCCACTGGATTATCAGCGAGGATTGATTTCGAGATTTCCGAAAAAGAAGCCGAATTCGAATCTCAGATGCAAAGTCAAAGGAGTGAATTTGAATTATCCCAGCAGACTAAAGAAGATGAATTCTTAACATCTCAGGTGCAAATGGATTCTGATTTTAACTTATCTCAGACTGAGAAAGAAGATCGTTTTCAACAATTCCTTATCTCTTCAGGCTATGTATTTCTCGGCGGCTACGAAGATGGTCCCTTTCAGTTCAGTGCCCGCAACCAGTACATCCGTTACAACAATCAATATTACCGCCTGAATGCTGCTACTGATGTTGGGTTTACGACGACCGGTACCGATGCAACCAGTTTTGCGAATGATATTGCCCACTTCGTTCTGATGGATGGCGACACGCTTCGCCAAAACCTGGGTTCAGGCGATGGAGCAAAACTGATTGGCGGCCTGAGCTTTCTGACCGTCGAAATGTATTCGTATCTCGCTGAAGGGAACGACTGGCGGAAGGCGATTCAGGCATCCATTGACCAGGCTAACCAGAATTATCTTGCAGGGAGCGGTCCGACTAATATTCTCATTGGTGGTGAGTTCACTGTCACTCTCAATCCGGATTCAACTTTGATCCCCGGTGAGGTTGCTGCGGGCCGTGGCGCGCTGTGCATGCGCAGTGGTGTTACCCTTATGGGCGGCGGATCAATCACTCTTGATGGCAGTTTTACCGGCTCATCCAGTGGTGCAATCATCACTAACTGGGAAGGCGCTGCCGATAACTGCAAGATTCAGGGGATCACGCTTAACGGTAGCCGTGGCACCGCTGCCGGAACGGGGATTACCTGCATTAATATCGTGGACTCGGATAATGTCACTATTGATAACGTTAAGGCGTTTGACAGTACA